AGAATCAACTGGATCAAGTTGTACAGGTCCCACGGTTTCTTGTTCAGACACCACAAACACATGCAGCCCTGGAGGTTGCGGAACAGTAAGTGTGTCTTCTATAGTTTACTCTAGTTTTTATGCAGAAAACGACACGCCTTGTTCAGATTTAACTAACGCCACAAGCGTTGCTTGTTCTTTCTGCGGTACTCTAGGAACACCTGGTAGTTGCTCCTCAACACCAGGACGTTATTGTTGTTTTTTTGCAGGATATACTGAATACACACGTACTCAAAATACAACTGTGACAACTTACACACGTTCTTCTGCTACTAATGAAACAACAACCACCTATACCTCTGCTGCTCGTATTATTAGTTCTGTATCAGGAACTGTGTCGACAAATTCAACAACTACATTGGCTACCAGTACAAGTAGTTACCCCAATATCGCCTCTATGCAGGTCAATACAAGTGGTACAACTATTACCGTTAAAGGGTACTCAAATGCTGGGCAAACAACGCAATTAGGAAGCACCATAACAAGCACACCTGCTTCACCAGTAAGGGGTACAAGTATTGGTATTATTAAGGCTCCGACAACTGGTAATCAAGGATCAACCCTTGATAACTTCAACGCTACAACATAGGAGAACCAATGTCTAGTCCATATGATAGGCCAGCCCGTCCTTGGGATTTTTTTAACAAAAATTTAGGAAGAGTTGAAACAGAAGTAGCAGAAGAAAGAATGAGTGTCTGTAAACAATGCCCTGAGTTGATTCAGACAATTAACCAATGTAAAGAATGCGGATGTTTAATGACAGCCAAAACAAAACTACCTAACGCCTCTTGTCCACTCGGCAAATGGGGCATCGTGAAAGTCTCATATAAGGAGGAAACAAAATGACCCCAACCCCACCACAAGAAATGCCACCTATTAAACTGGCTTTTATTTTGGATGAAAAAGTAGTTGACATTATCCATACTGATGAACGCTTTGCTGCAATTTGGCTTAGTAATCCTGTAGTAGTGGATGTAACCCCAGAAGAAGGACAAGAGATCCAGGTGCACCTAAACGATGGCTATGTAGATGGCCAGTTTGTTCACTCAACCGAAGAGTCCGCCCCTTAATACTTTTTTTCTAGTAACGATAGAGGATAATCCTGACCATGCGTGGTAATAAAGTACAAGGACGATTCAAGATCGACTTTGAAACAATGTCTATGGATGAGGGCATCGTTGATGAACTCCGTGACCCTGTAGGCACCAAAGTTGCTTGGTGGACTTGGGACCCCAATGCTTTGGCAGCGGACTACGAGACCTTTGTTGACCCAATTTACGATGTCTCCAGTGCAGAAGAAGGCCAAGGGCGCCGATGGAATGACCCCTTTGATCTGCCAGTCATTATGGCTCAACAACTTCGTTCTACCAACGTCATGAACGAACGTGGTTTTTATGTGACCGATACCTTGCGCCTAGTAATTGCAGTTGATGATTTAAATAGGCTTCTTCCTGATGTGGTCATAAACCCTACCCAGCATATAAAAGACAGAATTATCTTCCGCAATTTAGTCTTTGTTCCAACCCGTGTTTTACCTCGTGGACTTTATAAAGAGCGGTATTCTGTAGTCACTATAGACTGTAACCAGGTCAATGCCGAAGAACTCGTCAACGACCCTCAGTTCCAGGCGTATTCAAACTAGGAGACAATTGTGGATAATTTTGAAGTTGAGATTGACCCTTCGCTCTTTGAAGACGAAGATGTAGAATTAGAAGATCTTGATCTTGAAGATCTTTACGACGAGGATGAAGACTAACGTGGAAAACCACAGTTCTACAAAATTAAAAGCAGCACCACTAGCGTACCCAAACGGGGGAGGACTTAAAGCAATGGCAAGAGCACCTAAGTCCCAAAAGTTAGAAGTAGAGGCTTTGCAAAAAAAGCACGAAGTAGAACTAGCAAAATTAACAGAGAAACATGCTCAAACAAATAAACCAAAGCCACAGAAGGCGGTTAAAAAATGAGCATAAGCAATAGCCAATTTAAAAGCCTATTTAATACAGACACTCCTGCAGGAGAAGCGTTTGGACGGTTTAGAAGTTCAATGAGTGGTGCGCTTAAAATTATGGGCACAAACGCTCAGATGCAAAGCAAATCTATGGCCTCTTTACCTGGAGTGGGGAACATGACAAGCCCAACCATGGCAGGTAAAAATGGCTAAGACAGCGGCGTGGCAACGCAAAGAGGGACAGAACAAAGAAGGTGGGCTGAACGCCAAAGGTCGCGCTTCTGCTAAAAAAGAAGGCCATAACCTTAAGCCTCCTGTAAGCAAAGAGCAGGCAAAGAAGTCTCCCAAGTCTGCAGCACGTCGCAAGAGTTACTGTGCACGTTCTGCTGGACAGGCAAAAGATTTTCCAAAAGCAGCAAAAGATCCAAACAGTAGACTAAACAAAGCACGTAGAAAATGGGATTGCTAATGGCAACTAAGAAGACAGATCCATGTTGGGATGGCTACACTCAGGTAGGCATGAAGATGAAGAATGGCAAGAAAGTTCCAAATTGTGTCCCTGCAAAAGGAGTTGCAAAATCCAAACCTAAGAAGAAAGTGAGCAAGTAGATGTGTGCAGCATGTGGATGTGGTAAGAAAAAGGGCGAGCCAGGTTTTGGCAAGGGCCCAAAGTCAAAGAAGGCTTGTACTTGCGGTACTTGCAAGGCCTGTAAGGGAAAGAAGAAGTAATGTGTGCCACCTGTGGCTGCATGAAGCCTAAAGATAAACATGGGATGAAGACCCTTGCTTCTGCTAATAAGAAGTTTGCAAAAACCAAAAGTAAACCAACTAAAAAGAAGGACAAGAAGTAATGGCCAAGTCATCAAAACCTAAACCATTAACCCCTAAGCAGATAAAGATTGCTGGGGCTGCAAAACCTACAACCAAAATCACTGGCGCTGACTTTAAAGCACTTAAAAAGGGTAAAGTTCCTAAGATGGGTATGAAGCAAAAAAGGGGCATGTAGAAAAAAGAAGTAAGTAGTTAGGCCCCGAAAGGGGCCTTTCTTCTTTATCATTGCAGTATCAGGATCACATGCGTGCCCTGTGTAGTTCCCACTACTTGCGATAAAGGGGTTTATTATGGCTTGGAAGCCTTGGTATGAGCGTGCCGCTGAACTGAACGGTCGAGAAGACGTTGAAGAGTTCATGAAGGGCGTATACGTTAGCCAACCCAAAAGAAACAGTGCACTCTTTACTGGTCTTATCGCAGGCTACGTTGGTGGCAAAGTTGCTGCGAAGGCCATTAAAAAGAAGTGAATCAAAAAACTTTCGAATCAGCAATCCACAAAGCAAGCATTGACGCAACCCGAATGATGGGTGCCCACTTGCGTAATGAAGCACGCAAAAGTAACTGGCCCAGCGAAGTTGTACGCGGTATGGGAGTTGGCTACAAAAAGAGCCAAGGATTTTCAGCCCACGTCCACGAGAGCCACAAAGCAAAAGCCTTGGACCTAGAGTACGGAACCCCTGGAAACTCTCCAACAGCGACCATCCGCAGGTTTGCTAACCGCACAAATGAAGCAGAAAAATTTATTTCAAAACGTCTTTTCAAGTACGTGGAGAAATCATTATGACAATAAACTTTCTTCTCAGCGAAGATCAAGCGCTAAAAACCCTTCTGACAGGTATGACCGTTACTGACCAAAAGGCTGGTTCTACTCAAATAACTACTCGTCCTGTAAAGGTGTGGTTTGGCCAACCTGATCAAGAAATTACTACTCAGATGTACCCCTACATCACAATAGATATGATTGACATTGCTGAAGACGTTATGCGAGCCATGCGTGGAAAAGCGCAACCCCACTACATGGCTCCTCCACTAGGTGTGCAAAATGCAAACCAAGACGGAACTTGGGAAGTTGATTACCCAATCCCAGTAAATATTGATTATCAAATTACTGTGTATTCACGCCAACCACGGCATGATCGTTCAATCCTAGCGCAGTTACTAGGAACAAAGATTCCATTGCGGTTTGCCGTTTTGGATACAGATGATGGAACCTATCGTCGTCTGGATGTTTTGGATGTTTCAAAAAGAGACATTACAGAGTCGGGAAAGCGTTTATTTGTAAACGCTATTACCGTACGTGTTTCAAGCGAAGTACAGCCATCTGTATTTCGAGTATTTCATAAAGTGTCGCAAGTTAACCTTACAGGCACACTCGGAACCTTTACTCAAGGCAGTACAAGGTATCCGTTTGAGGCTGTTGAGTCGTTTACACTCCCAGAATAATTCGGAACCCCTTACCCAACTAGTTAGGAGAAAACAATGGCTTATAGCCGCCCAGGTGTTTACCTAAGTGAACGCCTACTTTCCGCCCCAGTCAATACGGGGGCAAATGCTGATGCAGCAGGTGCAGTTGTTGCGCCTTTTGCTGAAGGTCCAGAAATTGTGACTTTTGTTTCATCTTGGTACCAATTTGTAAACACCTTTGGTGGATACAACGCTTCTTACCCAGCAACATTTCAAGTGGGAGCATTCTTCTCAAACGGTGGACGCGAACTTTATGTTAAGCGCCTCCTTGCATCAGATGCAGGAAAGGCTGATGTAAATATTTTGACTTCAGCAAGTGCAGTTGTTGCTACAGTTGTCGCAAAAAACGCAGGAGTAGACGGAAACAACCTTCGTGTTAAAATCACTGCAGGATCTATTGCAAGTCACTACACCCTTTCAGTCTACAAAGAATCAGGTGTAGCAGGTGACCGCACCGACGATATTCTTTTAGAACGTTATGAGAACATCGTGTTTGATGACGAGACATCAACAAGTTTTGCAGAAACAGTAGTAAACCTTGTCTCTTCAACAATTGAAATTAGTTACAGCGGATCAGGCACTCCTGTAGCCAACACCTACCCCCTCACAGGAGGAGGAGACGGTTCAACTCCAGTTGCAGCAGATTACCTTGACTACAAGGGATCAGATGTTTCTGTGTTTGAAGACTTCTCTACAATTAACCGCCCTCTTGTGTTCTTTTTACCAGCAGTGCACTCACTTGCTTCTAACGTTCCTGGAGTTATTGATGCTGCAACTTCTTGGGCAGAAAGCAACGAAGGATTTGTTGTAATTGATACAGCACCTAATAGAACTGTTGCTCAAGCAATCTCATTTGCTGGAAGCCTTACAGATTCAAGCCACGGCGCTGTTTATTACCCTAACCTTCTTATTGCAGATCCAATTGGACGTTCTTCAAGTGCTCTTCGTAAGATTGGTCCTTCAGGTTCAATAGCAGGTTTGTACCTTGATACTGATGCTAAGACAGGTGTGTTTAAGGCTCCTGCAGGACTTTCTATGGCAGTCCGTGGCGTCGTTTCAGTTGAAAAGGGATTTACCTCAACAGAACTTGACACAATGAACTCAAGCACATCCCCTGTAAACCCAATCCGTGCAGTGCCTGGAGCAGGTTTAGTTGTTATGGGTGCTCGTACACTGATGCAAGACGGTACAGCAAACAAGTATGTCAACATGCGTCGTTCTTTAATTTACATCCGAAAGACGCTAAAGAACATTACTGAATTCGCTATCTTTGAAAACAACGATGAGCGTCTTTGGGCACAGATCACTACTGTGGTCGCTGTGTTCCTAAACCAATACCGCAATCAAGGCGGTCTTCGTGGTGCTACCCCTGCCCAGGCTTTCT